CTTGAAAATTCCCGAAGCTCGTAGAAAGTCTTCTAGAAAAGCCGTCAGCTTTATCCATTTCCGCGGCAAGTCCGCCGGCCTTAGTTCTTACAAAATCTAAAACCGTTGCGTATCTTTCCGCCTCTGTAGCGCCTTCGGCGATAACTAAACCTTGCTTCGCAAAAGCATTGGTGCCGGTGCCAATAGTTCTAGCGATCTTTTCGGCTGCGCCATTTAGATCGCCCCCCATTGTTTCCGATAAATCCGCGATAGCCTGAGTAAGTTCTAATGTAATTTCAGTCTGACCTAAATAGGACTGAGCAATTGCTTGCGATTGAATTAATGCGTCGTTATCAATCCCGGTAGCGGCTTGAACGGTGTCGGCGTAGTCTTTGTACTGCGCCTCAAGCTTTTCAGTGTAGATGCCTTGATTTTGCAAAGCATTGGTGAGTTTGACACTCGCTTCTCTAGCTTCTTCAAACGCTTTTGTAGAAATATAAATTTCCGCGGTAAGAGCGGCAAAAGCCGCAGCAGATACTAGGGCTACTTTACTTAGTTGATTTTCTAAATCTTCGGTTTGACTTTTTATATCGTCAAAAGCTTTTGCGGCGTTCTTTGCATCGGCGTTAATTTTAATTAATAAATCAGACATTTTTTTGCCCTCTTTTCCATTAACTTTTTAATCGCCATTTCTTCTAAAGCTTTATCGGTTTTTTCGTCAAAAGCTTGCCCAGTTTCTTTAGATGCTAAACCGAAAAATTCTTCAAAGGAAGGGAGTTTTACCCCTTTAACGACCGCGTATGACAAAGACCCCTCATAGAAGGCCAATAAGTCCGCCTTATGAATGATTTTTAAAAGATTTTTTACTATTTTGGGCGTTAAGTCTAGAAATTGGCTAGGAGTACACCAAGCATATCTTGAGCTAAGAGTATCGAAAACTTGGCCCCAATTTTCTTGGGGCCTTACCCGTTTGGGTTTTGCGGTTCGCTCTTTTCTTTGCTTCCCATAGATTCATCAATCTTCTTTAGTTCGCCTTCACCAATCCCGAGGGTAGCTACTAAAGCTTTTATCAGATTTAATTGGTCTCGAACGCTAGAAACAATATCAAGAAAAGAGTCAAGAGTTGGAAATTCTTTTTTATGTTCGTCCTTAAGCATGAAGTACGCAAGCTCGGCGATATTCTGCAAATCATGAGTGCGAAACATTTTGTCAATGCCTTCGGAAGTAAACCGTTTAATCGCCCACGCCCGCACGCGAAGGGACCATTTACAAAGCGTTAATTCACGATTACCAATGGTAAACGTGATCTCTTTAGGGTCTAAGTCCATTAAGTCAAAGGGGAGGTCTTTTAAAGCTTCTGGGTTTGTCATGTCTAAGTAATAGACGGGAATTGTTTCAAAAGGCTACGATTTATTTTTTGTCATACGTTTTTAATTGATTTTGTCATACGTTTTGATAAACTATTATTAACAAGGAGACGAAATGAAAAATTTAGAAATGGCGGCAAAAGCGTTACTAGCTCACTTATTAATGACGGTTTACGAGATACCTCTAGACCGTGATTTAGCGGTTGTAGTTAGTGAAACCGAAGGGACTTTTATAAGTGCCGTAGATACTCGTAAAATGATCTCAGCTAACCAAAAAGCAGTAAAACTTTTCAGGGCATGGGAGGCGCTATGAGCGACCTTCACCATGTAATTCAAGAACTCGAAGCCCGCGGCTACTGGTTTTTAGCGGAATGTTTTAGAAATATTTTAAAGGAAATTTATGCCCAAGAAATTAATAAAAAATAGAAATGTCCGGCTTTGCCGGCTTAACGCCCGTGTAAATAATACGGAAATGCAAGAAATACTTACAAAGGCGCATTTATATTGTGGCGGCGACGTCTCGAAATATGTTAGGAAGGCCGCACTTGAATTTAAGCCTTTAAAGAGAGTTACGAAATGAAACTAAAAAACTGTTTACATGAGGGGCATTGCCGGGACGTTCTTAGGTGTTATTTTATTATGTTTGAAGACCCTGTCGATGCTAAAAAACAAATACAAAAAGTTTTTAAGAAGTACCGGGTTACCGCTCTTATTTACCTACGACGAGATCAATACGCCAGTTTCATTAATACCGTTTTAGTTAAGATTTATAAAAAACTTAAAAAAGATTTAAAAGACTTATGATTGAAAATAAAAAAAAAAATGCCCCGGCGAAACCGGGGCATGGTCGAAAAAAGTAAATGGCAGAAAACTTTTTACGACGGAACTATATGACGAATTGTAAACACGCGGTCTTTCGCAGAGTCATACAAACACGTCATTTTTAATTCAGGTTGAGAAAATGCGTTTTCTTCCATGTTAATTGGAAGACCGCCGCCCACACAATTGTGCGCGTCGATTTCAAACATTTCACCCGTTGCACGTTTTTGCGATAATAGTACCGCGCCAAACGCAGGGAAAGTGTCCGTTGATTTTCCGACCACAATTGAAGACGACTTCGTACTTGGTGGAAGCACTTCAAACGTCGCAGTATCACCAACCGTCATGCCGATAGTTCCGCTTCCGCCCGAAAACTTAATTCCAAGGTCTGCGACGTTAGTGTCCGCACCGCTTGTAATAGTAATAGTCGAAAGAGTAAGTGCCAGCGTGTCGTCAGTGTAAACCGCATCGGTGCCGCGAGTTATGTCGATGTCAGAAAGTAAATAAATTCCGACCGTTGTACTTGTTAAAACTTTTACAACGTATTTACCAAACTTCAAATTTGCTTTTGAAGCGGCTAATACTGAAACCGACGCGATACCTGTAGAAGCGTTGACAACCGATGACCCATATTTATTTGTCAGCGTGCTAGTTGTACCGGCAGTATCCGCGCCCGCGTCCGTTACGCTCGCACCAAGGAAAAGAGAAAATAAAAATCCCGGATAGGCTTTTACTTTTGCAGTTAATTCCGTGCTAACTGTTTTATTTTCTGCCGCCCAAGCGTACTTATTAGAGCCGGCAAAAAGTTGTTCTAAATCAGAAGACAAAGCTAGGTTCGCGCTTCCGATTACTTTTAAAATTCCGTAAGGTAAACCGTCGGTACGGCTGTACGGGCTTATTGAATGCACTCCGTACAATATTCTTGGGTCCGCTAATGACATAAAAACTCCTTTTCGTTAATAAATTGTGACGGTCATTGCTATGCCGCCTACTTTAATTTCTTCGCTACTATCTAATTCTAACTTCCAACTTTGCGGCCTTACTACTTCGATCTTAAGACGTGAACAGTAATTAAGCGTCGGAATATTTTTTTCTAATACTTCTTTTATCGCCCGAGCGTACCTACTGATTCGTCTATCTGCGTCCGCGTTCATTCCGTTATCGGCGTAGACTACATCAACAAAAATTTTATAAGTAATTCCAGTAGCCCCGCCGCCGTCTACCGAAACGGTATCTTCAATTCCGTAAAAAATTGCCGGCTTTTTATTTAATATTCCGTCATTCCACGTTTGACGGTACCAAGCGTCGCTTGCAATTCCCGCGAGTACCGGGTCAACCGCTTTTCCAAGTGCTGTTTTCGCAGCCTCAACCGCGGTAATTTGAGAATTTAGATTGGTGGAAAGAATAGAGTATAAATCATCTAACAAATCTTCGCCGTCTTGCGCTTTTGTTGAAACCGCTGCGGCAGCCGCTTCATACGTTCCGACGGAGCCGTTATCAAACACGACGCCGCTCTTAACGTCGTTAATACTTGGCACGGCTAGCGTACCTTCAAGTGCTCCGTTATCATATTGAGTGCCTAACCTAACGTCAGCCTCAACCGGAAAGTCGCAAGTGGCGGTATAAGTGCCGGTAACGAGTGAACCGTTTTGAGTTTGAGTTTCACCAAGTTTTATTTTATCCGCGGCAAGCGTAGTCCAATCAAGGGCGTCATAGGCCGCAACGTCAACAAAGGAATTTCTTGAAGTACCAAGCGAGCCCACGCCCGAAACAAGTTGAACCGACGTCGGGTCAATAACCGTATCAAAAATAACAAACTCGTTTAATTCCCAATCGCATCTAATCGCGGCGTCCGCGATTCCAACTCCAAGGCCAGAAATCAATCGGTTATTTCTATTTTCTGCGCCCGTAGCGTATGCCGCCGACGCGGTAAATTGCCCTAACAACGTAGTGCCGTTGTAAATCTTTGCGGCGTTTGTAGTTAGCGACCCGTCGTAAGTTAAAAGCAAATCATAGTAATTTCCGTCAACCGGGCTAAATGCTGTATCCCCTGCGTTGCCGGCAAGTACGTTAATCAACGTAGTATTGTATTCATTGGTTAATTGAAAACCAAATTTTCCCGCAACGTCGTGAACCCATTGCCAACGCCCGCCCGTTGTATCCGTAGGCCCGTAACCGCACGCGATAGCGTGAGTGCCTACCGGCGGATTTCCCGTATAGCCTGCGCGTATTCTGAGTAGAACTGAAAAGTTATTATTACCCGAAAAGTTTGTAAATCCCGGATAGATTAAACCTCTAGTTGACGCCGTAGTTTTTTGGTCAATGTTAAAACCGCCGATACTATTCGGGTCGGCGCTTGCGATAGCCGCGGGTTTACTAACCGCTCCCGAAGTAGTCCATAGGCCGGGAATTTTCCCGTGCGTTGAGTACCGGGCATTTAGCGAATTACCTCTAACCGCGAATACTACGCTCATAGCCCCGCCTTTTTAATGGTGCTTTGAATATGGTCTTCCATATACCCAAGCCAACGCTCAAGGCGTCCGGCCTGTTCGGAACTTGCAAAGCTGGGAGCTTCCGGCCCGATAAACAAAAATTTTCTTAAAGGAATTTTTTTTCTAGGTTCATCGCTTTGGTGATAGACACCATATTTAATTGAAGTTCCAAACGCTAGAGATAATTTTGTAATTAAAGAAATGCTGCCGGGATTTGCTGGCCCTAGAAGAGACGCGGCCAATTTTCCGCTTCGTACTAATAGCGGGTATCTAAAGCCTACTTCTTTTTCTTTTCTATCGCCGTAGCGCTTAGAAATTGGCTCGTATTTTCCCGGACCTTTTAACTTAAAAATGGATTGTTGGGATTTATAAAAGTCTCTTAGGATTAAACCAAATGGAACGCGCAAGTCTTGAGAAATTTCAGAGGCTTTTTTAATAGCTTCTCTAAACTTTCTATCGTTATCAACTACATAACTTGTAAACGCTTCGGCCATTTTATTTCACCATTGCTTTTCAGTCTTTTTAACTACCGGCTCTACATCGTCTTCGTAATTCTGCGAATAAAAGCCGCCGTTATCTACTAGCGCATCCGCGCCGATTAATTCGGCGTCGCCGGATTGAATATCTTTTAAAATTTTCATTACTTGAGTCGGGCTTAATAATACGCCCACGACATTTTGATTTGCTTCGACTGATTTTTCTTGCTTAACTTCTAAAATCTTTTTGATTCTCGCGGCTACTAAGCTTCGAGTACAGAGTTTTAAAAGCTGTAGACCTTCGCCACTTGCGACCGGCGTTTCATATTTTGCCGCTACATAAGAATTTACAAGTGCGTCCGCTTCGACGATAAACTGATTAACGTCGGCGGTCTTCACCAACGTAGTTGTAGAAAAAGTAACGTCTTTAAAGTCTGCTTCGATCTCTGCTACCGTTGCGTAAGCCATCTAAACTTTTTCCTTTATCGGCTTTATTACCAAGTCCCGATTTCTTGGTGAGCGCCGTATTTGGTTCCGAAGCTTTTCAGACTTCGGAACCCTCGGCCTCATCGGCATTTTACTTTTTGGATTTTGTAGCGGGTTTTGCGGGCTCAACGGGTTTTTCAACCGGCTGGCTTTTAGCTTGACCTTCAACTTCTTCGACGTGGCCGGCTTGCTTAAGTTCTTTAAAGCCGGGGTCGGTCTCTTTGATCTCGCTATCTTTCGCATAAACATTTCCGTTATAATCCAAATTTTTATTTACTTTAAACATTTAAAACCTCTACGGTAAGCAAGCGAAGTTTTGAACAAATCGACCGATAAATCTAGCCGAGCCGTCCATTGTTCCGTTGAAATCCGCAGTATTTTTTTCCACTTCGTCAGCGTCCGCGACTACAGTAGCGCGAGTAGATTCGTAAACTCCGCCGACCATTGAGTAAACCCAATCGCCCGCGTAATTCATGCAGTTTTTTAAGCCGATTTTTTCACCAACTCCGATAATCCAAGTGGCCGCAAAGCCCCCAGACTCGCAGTTAGCCGGCCAAGTTACCGACGTTACGGTTTTGAAAGCTTTGCTTCCGACTTGCGCGGTAGATGCGTCCGCGGCGAAAGTAAAAGTTTCTGAGATAGCGCGACCGAAATAGTTGGTGCCGGCTACCGTGATTACGCAAGATTCAACGTCTCCGGTTGTACCCGTTGGAGTAATCGTAAGATTTCTCGGTACATCCGGCTGAGCGGTGAAACTTGTTAGAACTACTTGAGCCGCGGAAGTTGGTCCCGCGTAAGTTGTTTTAACATAGTTGGTAGTCGTTACAACCGGCGTTCCAAAATCTTGATTTTCAAGCATGACTTGAGAAGCCGGCTTTAGATCGCGATAAGTTGGAACTACATACGCAAATGCGCTAAGAGCGAAAAGCGTTGTAAATAATAAAGTTAAAAATTTCATTTCATTTCCCTTTCGTTAAAAAGGCCGTGCGAAAGTAAAATCCGCACGGCCTAAATGAGTAAACTAGGCCGTCACAATTACGCGATGGCGTCTTTGATCAAGTAACCCGCGGTTACATCAGAAAGCACCATATCGTATTTATCCTCTACAAGAATCTTTGTTGAACCCGGCGGATTAAACACGGCTTCTTTGTAGACCTTTCTTGGCTGGCTTCCGTCTAGACGGATGTTGTAACCAAGAGAAATTTGATATTTCTGGGCGCTGTCTGGAATTACCGCTAGGACTAAATTTTTGCCCCAAACAGAAGATAACGAATCAGCTTGGCCTTCTTTTGCCGTGTTATACATTACGTTTGGAATGAAAACTTTTTTAACGTCTAAAGCTCTTGCAAGCTCTTGATCATTAAGACCGCCCGGGCGATTTTCTTTGAAACCTAAAAGGTCCAAAAATTGCGGATGATAACGAAGTACTTGGGCTACGTCGTAATCCATGATCGCCGTGTTAGCAACGCCGCCGCATCCCGCTTTGATCGCTGCTTTTGCTGCGTTCACTTTAGAAATAGGGTCGCTGTTTACATAGTCAGAAAATTTTGCATTTCCAACTAGAGTGGTGTTTTGAGTCATTACCGCAGTTGAACCCAATGCGCTTGCAAGAGCGTATTCTTTTTCAATCATAAGAATTGATGAAAGACCTAGGGTCTCATCTTTTTCTGCGTCGAAAGGTTCAGTTACGTTTCTGTAATCTTCGTCAGTTACTAAACCTTCTAATCCGTGACCTTCGATTGCGAAATCAGAAGTTGTGCGGACGATTGGCTCAACTCTACGATATTTTCCTTTTCCACCAACTACAGTATTTTCTAAGCGCAAGTGCGCTTTACCGTAACCGGCAAGTTTTCCCGAGTATTGGGCGAACTTCAAGCCGGGTAAAAGTGAATCTGCTACGGCACCTTCTGGGATATAAGCGCTTGACGCCTGAGTTAACAGTTGGTCAATTATTGCTTTCATTTGAGTAGACATATTTTTCCTTTGTTAAAAAATGTTAATTGTTAATTAAATTAATCCGGCTACTACTTCTACCGCGATCATATCGTTCACTACGCCGTCTTCCATTGCCATAGCAATGTAGCGGTCGCCCGGAGTTGTAGTCGCTACTAGCTTTCCATTTGAGTCTGGAGCTAATAAATCACCAAATGAAACCGTTCCGCCAAGTAACCCTTTCGCGCCCCCGCCCGGAAGAGCTACTTCGCAAATGTCTTCAGCCGCAGCCGGAACACTTTGCATAATGCCTACCGATTTATCTGTAGCCGCAGAACAAACAGCGACATGCTGATTATCCGCGCCGGCTTTAACTACTTTTCCTTTTGCAATCGCAGCCGCAGCTTTGAAAGCTAAGATTTTTGGACAAGAAATTGCTGACATATTTTTTCCCTTCGTTAGAAAATTATTTTATTTCTTTTAGTGCTAATGAAATTGCATCGGCTTTAGAAAGTTTTGCGTTTTCTTTCATTTTTTCTTCAGCCAACTTTAAAACTTTTGCTTCGCGGTCTGTGGGCTCTGGTGTAAGAGAAGACCCCGAACCTTTTAAATTAAGCGGCTGGGCCAACTTAATAAACTCAGTCATATTGCCTTTGATAAAAGCGTCTTTCTGAGCGGCGCAAGCCTTACCTTCAGTTAACAATACATTAAACTCTTTTTCTTTTTCAGCGGCTTCTACCGCCTTTTCGGCTTTTTCTGCACGCTCTTTCAATGTAGCATTTTCAGCCAGCATTTTTTTGTTTTCTTCTTCGTACTGCGCGGCTTTTTCTTGAGCTTCTAAAGCCATTTTTTCATCGTCAGTCGGCACTAACATTGCCTCTAACTCTTTTATTTTGGCTTCAAGCTCTGCGATCTTTTTATCCTTTTCGTCCATTGTAATATTCTCCTTTTCTTGATTTTCATCTAGCGTTTTTTTACCGGGTTTCAGCCCGGCGTTTATTTTTGCTTGTTTAAGGCCCGCAGCCCAATTACGATCTTTTGCGGCTTCTTTAGCCGCGGCTTGGCCGGATTTAATTGCGGCACTTCGCTTAGAATATGCCACTTGAGCTTCGCGACTTTTCTTAAGGGCTTCCATTCTTTTAGCCGCTGCCCGTTCAGGATTAGCCTTACCGCTACCGCCCCCCGGAGTTCTACCACTTCCCGGACCGCCTAATTCAATTTCTTTACTCATTGCACTTTCCTTTTCTGAAGCGACGATTGCCGCCATTTCTTTTACAAACGGACGATTTGTTAAACCTCCACCAAATAGGACATTATTAAAAGTCATTCCGGTTTCGGGGTCGGTCCATTTAAACGCAAAATCGGGTGAAAAATATCGAAGCTCACGCTCCGCCAATTTTCTTTCGGCTTTGGGAGTCCATCTAACCTTTGCCCACAATTCCGAGTCATCTTCTTTAAGCATTAAGTCTTCGACCCACGCGCTAGCGTCTTCGTCGCTTGCGTGATAGTAATCAAAGGCCATATCAATTCCCCTGATTTTTTTATCGAAGTTATCTTTCATTTCTTTTAATGTAATTTTCGTAATCTCAAACGGCCCGTAAGACGGATGATTAAATTTTCCAACCCGTAAAATTTGTACTTCGGTTGGAACCACGTTTTCGTTTAATAGGATAACTTGAGAAAATGCGGAACTATTTTTTAATCCTTGAATTTGTCGCATGATTAAATCCTTTGTATGACAAACATTAAAGTCAAACTAAAACTAGATAACGCCGTGTTAAACATGACTTTATCCTAGTTCACCCCGACGAAGCATATCGTAGGCAATGGCCGCGGCCTGTTCTTGGCTTTTGCCTTCGCCTACTAATTTAGCAATCTTAGCCGAAACTAAATCTTGCTCTGCTTTCGTTAACTCCACCATTTCTTTTAACTTAAATTCCAAATGATACGAACATTCACAAAGGGTGATTGAATCAAGCGCCTTTTGCGTTACTGCCGTTCCGCCTCTTTGTATTTTTGGATTTTTGTCGGCACCTTTCTCATTCGGTACAAGTCTAGATTTACAATTATGGTGGAGCGGAGGGGAGTAGCGGTCTAGGTCTGGGTCATTTACCGCCCAAGTTGTACCGTCAAGCTCTTGGCAAATTTCCGAAACGGGGTCTTCATTATAAAAAGTGAAAGACTCAATAGTATCTAAAACTTCCGGTTCAAAAAACCATTCAAGTCTGGCTTGATTTGTAATCTGCGAAACTGCGTTTCCGGCGGCGGCGTCAATGCTCGTACCTTTTGCGGTTGAGCCTTCAATTACGGGAAGTACCGCTTCGTCAATGTCTAAAAGAATTTGGTCAATATCTTCGGTCGAAGCTTGGCTTGACTGATATTGAAACGAAACTATTTTGTTCATATCTGACGCTTGATTTTCCGCGATTAAATCGGCTTGAGTCTTCACCAATCTTTTTACATTTGGTGGAAGCGCTTCAAAGTATCCGCCTCTAGGTGCCGCTAATTTAATTATTTCAGAAAGCTTTACGTTTTTAGCTTTAGGAGTTTCTTTGCGTGCGCCGGCTAACGCTTGCGCTGCGACTCTTGCTAGCTCTTCTCTAAGTGCCGCCTTATAATTACTAACCCCTCTAGGCTCTAGTTGTAGTCCTAAAGATTGGCGGGCTGCGGGAGTGGCGTTTTTATACTTAGATTGAATTTGCGTTTTGTAAAGCTCTAAAAGGGTATTAAGACCCTCTTGCATTACCTCTAGAGTGGAATCTTTATTATTTTTCCACTGAGTTTTATAACCTTCGGCCAATTGCAAACGTGTTTCAGAAAGCTTTAGGTTTTCACTAAATAATTTTGGTGCTTCAACCGCGCGGGCCGTAGTTGGGTCCGCCTTTGGTAAGTTGTATCTGCTACGCATAGACTCTTCGAGTTTATCGTCCGGCTTAATAACTTTACCGTCTACCATGCTCTTAACGATTTCGGCCAATTCTTTTCCGGCCTTATCATTAATGTTTGTAGCTTTTAATTTTGGGTAACCCGCTTGCGGTCCGAAATTTAACTTCACCAAATCGGGAATTAATTTTCTGTTTAAAATTCCCGCGATCAATCGAGCATAGTTTTGTAGGCCCGTTAAAAAGAAATCAGAAAGGTCCGAGCCTAGCGCATACGCGCCGCCGCCCCCGTTCGTACCGAGTGCAAGGAAGTTAGCCACTAAACAATTGATCATTTCCGTATTTTCTAAAAGAATTAATTCTTTTATTTTACTTGGGTCAAAATCATTTCTAATGATTTCGATTAGCCAGCCTTCGGGCTTAACTAAATACGCCGACTCATTAGAAGTAAAGTTAGATAAAACTTTTTTAAAGTTATCTTCGTCTTCTTTTTTGTTTTTAGTTTTTGGTACGGTTCCAATAGGTGTACCGACTGCATTCTTTTCCACGCCAATAGCGGTTAACTTCTGATAAAGATTTTTTCTAAAGTACGGGCCGTACATCGGGCGCAAGGCGCTAATACCTTCGTAGTTATCGCCTTCTTTCTGAAGAGTAAAGATTAGAAGAAACTCAGCTAGCATTGTTTTCATGGTGCTACTTGGTGCTAGATCACCGAAGGCGTATTGATCAACCGTCTTTAAATTTCCAGTTTCAGAATCTACATTCCAACGCTCAATTGTTTTTTGCGAACGGAAAGCCAAGGCTTTAAGTCCGTTAAAAGTTCCAAACTTTTCGTTATCAAATACGACGTTGTTAATTACTTCGAGTACTGAGTAACCGAAATCAATCATACTAAGCGCTTCATGAAGAAATGTTTCAAAATCCACCATTTCGGTAAGACAATATTTTACTAGCTCCGCGTGCCTTTCTCCGTCGGCCACGCCTTCAGCTACTTCAAACTCCCAACTAGCCGCTTTGATCGGATTTTTAACCGCGTTCATTAGCATTGATATTTGCGACTCGCTTCTTCTCATTTCATCAAATATCTTTGCACCTTGGCGGCCTCTTAATTTTTGAAGATACTCTTCCGAAAAGTATCCGCCGTAGATTTCCGTGCCCGAAACTCCTAGGGGTTTAATTTGCATTTTGCTGCCGTTATCAAAAGCGCTCGAATCGTTTTCTTTTTCAGGCTGGGGAATTAAATCTACCATATTTTTTCCTTTACTTTCCTAAATCTTTTGTTTCGGGATTATCTTTTAAACGCCAAAATAGATGCCCCATTACAATACCCATAACAAAAGTAAAAATCGGATATTTGTAAGACCAAACTATTATTGTATTTGAAATTGAAGTTTCAACTCCGCCTTGAGAAATAGTAACTACATCGTAAATAGCTATCGCTATGATTACCCCAAAAATAAAAAGTCTTGTTATTTTATGCCAATTCATTTTGTCTCCTAAATTAAAATCTTATGTAGTTTTAAATTCACTTTTACTTTGGTAGTCGTAGCTTCACTATTACAATGATAGACGAGCCGGATAATTAAACCCGCGGGCACCTTAGCCGGAAAAATACTTTCAGCGTCCATTTGAATTTGTACCGTTTCAAATACATTCCAATCGGTAACGAATTGTTTAAGCACTCCCGAGACCGGATGTACTACTTGTAGGTCAACGGTATCGTCGTCGTCCGCCGCCGATACGCCAAATTGAATACCAACTAAAAGCATATCGTCCGCAAGAGTGTAATCAATATTTGAAGTAGTAGTTCCAACGCAAGTACCTTTTACTCCGAGGTTTGCGACTTCTAATTTGTACTTGGAATATTCGTCTCGATTGGCGGGGTCAAAAGTTGAGCCCGTCATTGCCCAAAGAGTAATAGGTAAAATCGCTAAGAAAAATAATCTAACAAAAAGATTTTTCATTTTTATAACTCCCACCAAGTAAAGCCGCAGTTAGTAGGGGTATTATTTGCCCCCATTTGTGCGGTAATTAATATCGAGGTATTTGCCGGTAAAATTAAAAGGGTTTCGAGCGGTAATTGATATGTGCCTTGCTGAGAGCTTACCGTAATAGACTTCGATAAACTTCCATTGGCCGAGATAGTCGGGGTGAAAGTCGGCAACCCGACGTTTCCTTGAGTGCCCGTTTTTACATAGTTATTGACGGGTGTAAGAGCCGTGCCGTTGGCGGTAATTGTTGGCGAATGATAGAGGCGGAACGTGCCCGCGCCGGTAAGACGGATTGACGTAATGCCCACCGTTTTACCCGAAGCATTCGGATTTCTGAAAAGACAAAATGCCGTTTCAGTCGTGCCCACTAAAACCGAATTAGTGGAAGTGTCGTAGGTATTTTGTTGGGCGGTATTGTAATGCAAACTTTGATTTACAATTTGCTGCCCAAGTGCATTTGTCGCAATAGTTCTAGCATTTGTACCGTCAGAGCCCGCGACTTGAATTGATCTAGTTACTACCGCCGCGCCATTGGTAGCAATTGCCGCAAGAGTAACCGGAAAATAATTTACTCCCGCAATGGCCTGAGCGGCACCAATAACAGTGCCGGAACCGTCTACAATTTGAGTCTTTTGCGCCCCGCTTGTTTGATTACCCTCAACGCCGTCAACGTAGCCCTCAAGTTGATCTACTCGCCCGTCGATAGTTGTAAGATTTGTGTTTACCGTATCGAGTTTTGTATTTGTAGAGGTACTAAGCGTTTCAAGCCCGTCAACGTAACCTTCAAGTTGATCTACTCGCCCATCAATAGTCGTTAGAGTTGAATTAGTCGTGCCAATTAAACTTTCAACCGTGTCTGTCTGAGCGATAAGAGTATCAAGCTTAGTGTTTGAACTTGTAACTAAAGTTTCAACGCCGTCAACGTAACCTTCAAGTTGATCAACCGCACCAAGTACATTTAATAGAGTGGCTTCGCTTGCCCGCGTGGAAAGCGTTGCCTCACTTGCCCGAGTAGAAAGAGCAACGTCAAAATCAGTGTCAATGCTCCCGAGGTATCCGTTAGCCGTGTCAAGCTTGCCTTCAACCCCGTCAACCGCAGTTAGAATTGATTGCAAAGTTAATTCAGTAGCCGCGCCAGTTGGGAGCGGCACTGGCGAAAGCACGCGCACGGGCGTAGGTTCTAACGCGGCTAAAACAAATAATGGAAATAATAAAAGTGCAATAATGAACTTTTTCAATTTACCGCCAAACTTTTAACTTGAATACTTGACGCTGTACCAAGTGTTAACTCTTCGACTTCAATTTTATAATGTAAGGCCGGATAAAGATTGGTGCCCGAAAATAACGGCTTTCCGTTTCCTATGTCCGCTTTAGTATGCGTAAGAATTGTATCAAACTCAACGCCGTCTAAACTTCCCATTAACTTAACGACCCAACTCGTAGCAGTTCCACCAACTTCTTTTACTTGAAGAGTGAAACCCGACATTGGCGAATTGCCTGTAAAATAAATTTCGCTTGAACCCGTGCTATTAAAAGAATCAAGGGCCGCAATAAATTCTTTTACGGCTACGATTCTTTTAAGCGGATTTAATAATTTAGCTATTACGCCCATTAATATTCCCTACGCCCGTTAAGGCTTCCGCTAAATGGTTTCGCGGTTTCAGATTTTGTAAACGTATTTGAAAAAGTACCCGCTCTTAGCTCATCATACCGCCCAAAGTTTGCAAGAGCCAGTGAGTCAGAATTATCCGGCGAGCCTCGACCCGTTCTTTTTTTATATTCATCTTTTGATTCAATAATCATTTGGCCTTTTTTGTTGAACATATATTTAATTGTCGGAAGCTCTTCTAAATAAATTGAATCATTCAAAAGACTTAAGCCGTCTTCGCTTTTTAAATCGTCTTGCAATAAACTAAACATTCTTGCTTTCATGTTTGCAAATTTAGCTTTGTCGCATTCCTTATGCTCGCAAGACTCTGGACCGTCGCACTCAACGCCCGCACCAAATTGTACGCCTCTAATTTCGCAGTTATCGGGAGCTTCATCTTTTAAGTTGTCTACAACTCCGCCCCCTAAACCCGTTTCATCAACTACCATTACGTCGGGCCAATCGCCCCAAAGTTCTTTCGCAAGCGCAATAGCTAAACCCGATACTTCTGTAGTCCCGCGCTTAAACTCTTCTTTTCTTGCAAGTTGTTTCTTCCCATGAAGGGCCGTAAAAATAGTGGCGTCGCTTCCGAATCTCGCA